ATATCGACTCTCTAACGACCTCTCCTGGCGGTGACGCAACATTGGGCACTTTGATGTATTGCGCAGCTCTGTGGCGCTCTAGGGGCTCAATAGAGGCAACCTACGCCACGTTTGACGGCATGGGTTCGGCACCACAGCAAAGCCTGACCCCGATCGTCAAGCAGCTGCTCGGCATCCCTCGTCCAGCGGTTGCCTGATGTCGTACACCGACCTATTTAACGAAGCGATTGATGACGTCACAGCAACGCTGACCGCGGTCTCTGGTCTGCGCGTTGTAAACGACCCGACCAAACTTGCACCTAATTGCGTGTACTTGGATGCGCCAAACTTTACGACAATCGCAGGCAATGGCAACGTGGTGCGCCTCGAGTTCCCCGTAAAGGTGATTGGCTCGGGCCCAGCAGGTTTGCCGGTATTGCGTCAGATTCTTAGCATTGTTGCAACCGTGCTTGGCTCAAAGATCATCGTGATGGGTGGCCGTCCGTCAAGCCTTGAAATCGGCGGCGCGTTGTACCCGTGCTACGACCTTGATTGCGCTATCCAAGCCCAGACCGCATAATCCACAACTAAGCAACACAAATCATCTACTATCAGAACATAACCTAAGGAGCATTTATGGCCAGTAGCACTTACCTCTCGAACCCAGTCCTAACTATCAACGCAGTTGATTTGACCGACATGTGCAGCGCAGCGACATTGACCTATTTGGTTGAAGCGCTTGAAGACACCGCTTTCGGAACTAACTCACGTAGTTACACCGCTGGTCTTGTTAACAACGAAGTGACCTTGACGATGTACGCATCGTTTGCAGCGACCGAAACCTACGCAACGTTGTTCCCGTTGGTTGGCACTAAGACCACCATCACATTGACCCCAGCGTCAGGTGCAGAATCACCAACCAACCCAAAGTTTATTTTGACTGGTTGCTACCTTGAATCGTTGCCAGTTATCAACGCATCTCTTGGCGAGTTGTCAACCTATGACATTACGCTTACGGGTGGCGCGCTGACATTAGATACAACAGCACCATAATCAACGGCTCCAAGCCGACATAGGAGACAACATGAAAATCAAACTGCAACTTACACGCACGCCTACAAGCGAACCCGAGTTCTATTACACGAACCTGTTTGTGACAACAGAATGGGAACGCCTCGAGCGCCGCAACGTCCAGCAACTAACAACACAACCGCTGTACAGCGATTACGCCTGTTGGATGCACACCATCCTGAAGATAAAAGGCGAGCAGGTTGGCGACAACTGGCGCGACTGGGTGAAGGCAAACCCAGAGATGGACATAATGCCGGTATTGGATGAGACAGACCCAAACCCTACGGACGCGGCACCTACCGTCGCCAGCTAGCAGAAATTTTGGTTGCGGTCGGTTGGTGGCCCAGCAATATAGAGTTTGACGCTCGCGACATAGCAACGGTCATTAAAGTGCTTAACGAGGCAAACAAAAAACGGAGATGACATGGCTAACGCATCGGCGCGCATTGAGGTGGTCGGGCTTAAGGATGCGTTAAAGACCCTCAACAAAGTTGACAAATCTTTACGGCGCGAAATCACAAAAGATTATAAGCAAATCGTTGCTGGGGTTATTTCCGATGCCAACCGTCTAGTGCCCACACAAGCACCGCTGTCTGGTATGTCACGCAATTGGAGCACTCGATCAGGGTTTCAGTTGTTGCCGTGGATACCTGGCTACAAACAAAAGATCGCCGCAAAGATCAACACACGCGCTATTCGTGAGTATGGCGGAAACAAAACAAACGTAGGCACCTTTGGCATTCAATGGAAAGGCGCTACAGGCACCATATTTGACACATCCATGGAAGGCCCGTTAGGGCGCGCGCTAACTGCACGCTATGGCAGTCGATCGCGAGTAATGTGGAAAGCATACGAGCAACGCCAAGGTGATGTCATGTCCGAGATGGAACGACTGGTCAAGCGCGTCATGGATGAAGCAAACAGAGGAACCCCGTAATGGCAATCAATATTCCGATCATTTCAGAGTTTGACGGCAAAGGGATTAGTAAGGCTATTGCCGAATTTAAGCAACTAGAAACAACGTCAGAAAAAGCAAATTTCGCAATCAAGAAGGCGGCGGTGCCTGCTGGCCTTGCGGTCGCAGCGCTTGGCGGTTTCCTTGTTAATGCTGCTAAAGGCGCCGAGGAAGCCAGACAAGCCAACCAGCGTCTCGGCAATGTTCTTGACAGCATGGGCTTTGGTGAAGCCACGGATCGAGTGTCTGCCTATGCGGAAAGCCTAGAGAAAACTCTTGCAGTTGACGCAGATGTTATTAAAGCGACACAAACAACCCTCGCCACATTTGGTCAATTGACAAAAACGGTTAATGAAGCAGGAAGTTCATTCGACCGTGCAACTGTGGCAGCAATTGACATGGCGGCAGCAGGTTTCGGTTCAGCCGAAGGCAACGCCGTCGCATTAGGTAAAGCCCTAGAAGACCCGATTAAGGGAATCACAGCGTTAGGCAAATCAGGCGTCACTTTTACCGAACAAGAAAAAGAAAAAATTAAGACTCTTGTTGAAAGCAACAAAATGCTTGAAGCTCAAGAAATCGTTTTGTCTGCTATTGAAAAGCAGGTCGGTGGTACAGCGGAAGCCAGCGCGTCATCGTTTGACAAAATGAAGTTTGCTCTTGGCGGCATCTCTGACACGTTTGGCGAGTTAGTGCTGCCATACATAGACCAGTTTGCGATTGCTTTGGCTGGAGCATCCAAGTTTGTGCAAGAAAACGAAAAACTGGTAGGCATCCTTGTGCTGACCTTTGGCGGTTTAGCAGCTGCAATTCTTGTGGTAAATGCTGCGATGAAGGTTTTCCAAGCCACCATGGTGGTCGTTACCGCAGCGCAATCAGTATTTAATTTTGTTATGTCAGCCAACCCGATCATGCTGGTTGTATTGGCAATCGCAGCACTTGTCGCCGCGCTTGTGCTTGCCTACAAAAACAGCGAAGCGTTTCGCAACGTAGTAAACAAACTGTTTAGCGCAATCAAAACAGGCGTAACGGCGTCGGTTGATTTCATCAAGGGATATCTAGAAACGGTCATGGGTTTCTATAAATCAATCTTTAATGGCATTGCAAGCCTGTGGAACAACACGATCGGCAAATTGTCGTTTAGCGTCCCCGACTGGGTGCCAGGTTTAGGCGGAAAAGGATTTGATGTTCCTAACATCCCGATGCTTGCCGAAGGTGGCATCGTTAACTCCCCTACTCTTGCCTTGATCGGTGAAGCTGGCCCAGAGGCAGTCGTGCCATTAGACCGCATGCAATCTGGTGGCGGAATAACTATCAACGTCACAGGCGGTCTTGCCACAAGCGCCGAAATCGGTGAATCGGTCGTTAACGCCTTGCGCGCCTACTCGCGTAGCGCAGGGCCGCTGCAACTACAGGTCGCCTAATGCCAGGCGTATCGGTCGTTGATTCAGGCAACTATGACCTGCAGATCGCTACGGGATTTCAGGTTGACGCATTTGTTCTTGATGACGCGCTAAAAGGCGTATTAGATAACACCGAATACGTGCTTGACGGCACGACCGAGTTTGCCAATGTCATGGACTCGACTGTCAGCATCAACGTGCGGCGCGGTCGCCGTGACGTGGGCGATCAGTTCAGCGCAGGCACAATGACATTCACCATCCAAGACGTGGACGGCATCTTCAACCCGTTTGACCAAAACAGCCCGTACTACGACACCCCACAAGCCAAGCCAGGTCTTGCCCCATTGCGCGAAGTACGACTAATCCGTTACAGCTCAACCGATATTCCCGAATCATTGTTTAGCGGTTATGTCGTCAACTACGACTACAACTTTGCGCTCGGCGGTTTAGACACCGTGACCGTGTATTGCGCTGACCAGTTCTACCTACTCGCACAAACCTACCTAAACGAACTTAACGTCACAACCGAAACATCAGGCGAACGCATAGAAACAGTCCTAGACCTACCAGAGGTTGACTTCCCAGCAGGCGCTCGAAGCATCGCCACAGGCACCGTCAACCTTGGACACGACGCCGCGTACACCGTGCCGGCAGGAACAAACGTGTTGCAATACATTACTCAAATCAACGAAACCGCCGAGTTTGGCAGATTGTTTATGTCACGCGCGGGGGTCTTGACCTTTCAGCCGCGTGTGGGCAATACGTTAAGCGCGCCTGTAGCCGATTTCCATGACGATGGCACGGGATACAAGTTTGATGGTGTGGGCATTAGTTTTGAGGCTGACTCTGTAATCAACAGATCGGTGCTCACAGCTCTTGATGGCAAAACGGCAACCGCAACGGATTCAGGGTCAATTGCTACATATTTTATTCAGACATCAAGCATTACAAACAGCCTGCTTCATGTGCAGGGAGAGATTGACACCGCAGCGTCCTATCTGCTTAACCCAGAGCCAGAACCGCGCTACACGTCCGTGGCAACCAAATATCTGATGCTGACCACAGCCCAAAAAGACACCCTGGCAACCGTGGACATTGGCGACACAATCAGCGTAGAAAAGACGTTTCCGAGCGGTACCGGCACAACCCAATTGGCACAAGAGCTGTCCGTTGAGGGGATTGAGCATCGGCTGGATTTCAGCACAGGCCACAGCGTCCTTTACAGCACCGCGCCAACCACAATCGTGTATGAATTGATATTGGATGACGCGGTGTATGGCACACTCGACGCAGAGAATGTTTTAGGATAAGGAGCACTTATGGGAGTTAACGCACAAACATCAGTTCCAGCATTTACCGCAGGTCAGGTATTGACCGCCGCGGAAATGACCGAAGTGAACACAGGCATTCCCGTTTTTGCAACCACGGTTACACGTGACGCGGCTTTTGGTGGTGCAGGCGAAAAGGTATTAGCACAAGGCCAGTACGCATATATTGAAGCGACTAGCACTTTGCAGGTTTATACGGGTAGCGATTGGCAAGCCGTTGGCAATGGTTTGACATTGGTAAAAAGTCAAACTATTGGCACAGCAGTTGCAACGATTGATATTACCGATTGTTTTAGCGCCACATATGACCAGTACCTTGTTTCTTGGCGCACAACACCAAGCACAACCCTTGCAATTCGCGCACAGTTTTTAACTTCGGTTCCCGCAGCAATTACTACTGGTTATTATTATGCGGGTTATTACAGTCAATTTACTTCATCAACATTAAATGGAGTTAATCAAAACAACGGTTCAAGTTATCAAGTTGGCAACATTTCTGCAGGTTCACAAGGCGCTGGGCAATTTACTTTGCTTAATCCTTTTGTTACAGATATTTCATACATGACAACACAATTTACAGACGCAGGAAACCCCTACCAATACTCGGGTTACAACTCCAGCATTTTGGCGTTGCCGTCGTTGCGACTAAACACTTCAACAGGAACAATTACTGGCGGATATGTAAAGGTGTACGGGTATCAACTATGAGCGTCACAAAACCAAACATACAAATTGACGACGATGTACACGAAATGACTGACGAAGAATTTGCAGAACTAATCGCTAGCGGTTGGGTTCCAGATATTCCTGTACCTACAGAAAAATGAAATGGCGTTACCTGATCGGCTACGCCGCGCTAATAGCGGTCGTGTTGTGGGGTTGCGCAGGCTGTGGTTATGACGGCTCATATCGTTATCCATGCCAAGACCCGTCAAATTGGACTAAACCAGAATGCGAACCACCGATCTGCAACCCATCTGGAACGTGCACAAGAGATTTGATTTATGAGACCACGCCTTAAACCCGAAGAACTTCACGCTCGACTAATCGTCATAGTCGGCATCATCCTTGCCAGCGTGTTTGCCATCACCGTCCTTGGATTTGTTTATGCGCTCATGTTCGTTACCCAGCCAATCGGCCATCAAAGCCCTAACGACTCCGCATTCATAGACCTGCTAT